TAGCAAATACATTTTTACCGTATGTAGAAAATTGACCAACTGCACCTCTGTCTACATCTGGTGGGCTAATTGTATTAGCTGATCTAGTTGTAACTCCTAAATCAGCAGGGCCTTTAAAATCATAGCTTCGGTCTCCTGCACCTGACATATCATTTGGATTAACACCACCAGAACTATTACCCCCATAATTTCCTCCAGTTGATGCTCCACCTGCTGGCCCACTACCATTTCCTTGATAACCACCTGGTCCACGATAACCTGGTCTTGAACCATCCATAGTTTTAGCAACTCTTTGACCAAGAGCATACATCTGTCTAGCTTGTTGTAATCTGGTAATAGCCATTATCGTCTTCCTCCAACTTGTATATCTAATCTAAAAGTTCCTAACTTCCAACTAGTATCTACAGCAGTATTAGATATTGTAAGAGCTATAGCTCTAGCTCTTGCACGTGTATCTACTTTGCTTGTGCTGGATGTAACAGTAAAAGGTCCTAATGATGAACTAGCTGATGTATTATTGGGATAGTTTCTTAAATCTAATTGTATAATAGCATTTCCTTGTTGACTAATAAAGTCAGGTATAATTCTACTAACTCTCATAATGTTTTCACCATCACCTCTAAGATCACCTAAATTAGTAGCTGCTCCTCTAATTACTTTTTGTGTAATATCATAATCACCAGAAGTAATACTAGCTGGAATAGCTGCTGTAACTCCTAGTCTTACTTGATTAACTCCTGTTTCATGTTCATAGTAATATGAAATTCCTTCAGTGTTTCCAGTTACATCAAAAGAAGTATCTGTCCCTGCATCGTATTGAGTTGCATGTGGTAATCCAAATACTGCAGAATCTTGCCAAGTAGTTCTTATAAATAAACTACTAGCATTAACAAACCATATTGGTCGTTTAGCAGTAGAATCTAAATAACTATATGTAACTGATTGGGTGTTTACATTAGAGTTAGCTTCAGGATAAAACCAAGTAATTTCACCAAATAAGTTATTAACTCCTGCATATACCATTTGATTAGATGTTGTGTTTAAATTATCGTAAACATAATCTTCAACTAAACAGTCCATAGATTCTAGTTTACCAGTATATCTAAAGAAACCATTCTCTGACATCCAGTACGCAGCACCGTCAACTTCGACTGCTGCATTCATACCTATTAATCCACAGTTAGTGCCCACTTGTTCAAATGCAAATGTAAACGGAGTTCCAACAAAACGCATGGTAAATAAAGCTGTATCCGACCAAACATAAATTGCATTTCTACCAAGTTCAACTCCCATGATCCGTGATCCGTCGGCCAGTCTTTGTGTACCAGCACTGTTGGTTGCTGTAGGTGTGTAATCTGTAATATCTTCTTGAGACGAAAATCTTATAAACATATCGTCTTGTGTTGCTTTGTCACCAATAGTTGTTTCTGTACCAAAAAAAATTAAGTGACGATCTGGTGTAGATACCAACATATCTCTAGATGCTGTTGGTGCACCTGATATAATAGTTGCACGTGTTGCTGTTGCATTAGATGCGTCAGCATTCCATTCAAAACATTCTCCATTAAATATTAACGCAATTAGTGTGCTACCTAAATTATCTAAAGCCCACATTCCAGGTTCTGCTACTTTATCCGTGGTCGATGCTGCTTGACCCCAAGCTGAATAACTACTAAAATTAGTTACTGTTGCTCCATCACTGTGGGAAGCGTTAGCTGTTCCTCTAACATTTCTAGTAATTCCAGTAAAACTTGTAGATGTAATTCCTGTGTAAGATATTTCTTCATTATCTACTTGAATATAATTTGTTCCTGTGCTTGGAAATCCAGTTGTGCTAGCTACATTAATTGTAGTTCCTGAACCACCAGTTCCAGCAGAGTCAGCATTTAATGCTCCATTTAAAGTTGTTGTTTGTGGATTTGTAACGGTACCACCCCACTGAGATATTCCATAACCAAAAACTCCAACCTGTTCAGCAGGTCCTACGTGATAGTATTGAAAATAAGTCATGCCACCAGAAGTAGCTGCTCCTGCTCCTGTTTCAGTAGCACCAGAATTTATTTCTAAAGTTACAGTTGTTGGCACAGCAGTAACCATAAATTTTTTATCAGCAAAAGTAGAAGATGAAAAATTAGAACCTGTAATAGCAGTAAATGTAGATGCATCACCAAACAATATAATGTCGCCTACAGAAAAATTGTGTGCAGCTGGAAAAGTTAAAGTAACAGTTGATTGTCCATTAGTTGTGCTAAAAAAATTAGTAGCTGCTGTTCCCGATGGATTAACTAAAGGATGTATGTCATAGTAAACTCCTCCAGAATATACGTATAAAATTCTATTAGTTCCTATAGCTGCGTATTTAATGCCTTCTTTATTAACCATGTGATGCAAACCTCTAGCTGCACCGGTTAATTTACTGTCTCCTAATTGAGACCAACCACCTATTTTTTCAGGTGTACCATATCTAAAACGAACATTTTCTCCTCCTGTCCATTGAGACTCGGCACCTGTTGATGTAACCTGTTTGTTGAATCCGGGTAAAAAACCTAATTTTTGTAGCATAATACTTAACCATATATATATTATTTTGGATATAAATCTACCTTGAAAATTAATCTACTAAATTAAAAGATATAGACACTCTCTCTTTTTTGCTTAAATTATTATCAACTCTGTGAAGTAACCAACTAGGAAACATAAATAAATAACCTTGAGCTGATTCAAATTTCCAAGTGCACGCATTGGATGGTGTGTATTTTTCTATTTTAAAAGATTGCCAATCATATTCCATTAACGAACTACCAGGATGATAAAAAACAATATTACCAGAATCTTTAAAAGTTTTTACATAATAAACACCTGAAAGAATAGAGTTAGGATGAACGTGGGGTACGTTGTTGTGTCCATAACCATTTATGTTTATCCACATATTAGCAAGTTTAAGAGGGTTTTTAAAGTTTAAATTTTTTCTAAATGTTTCTCCCATAATAAGTATTTCTGTAATTAATTCTTCTAAAGGTTGGTGCCTACCGTTTAAAGACGGGGACTGCCACCCTCCTATATTACTTTTAAAAGCTGTTTTTAAATGTTTTTTTTGTTTTAAACAATGGTTTAGAATTTTTTTATTATCTAAATTTAACTTTTCTAAATAAATAGGAACACTAAATAAATTATGTATCATTATTTATATATTTCTTTTTTTAAAAAATGTAATAAAGAAGTTTTATTTTTACAAAGTTTATCCCATCTTTTTACTTCTTGTTCTCTTTTTTCTATGCAATCAAGTATTTTATTAGGAATATTTTTAACCTTTACATCTATGCTAAAATAATTCATTCCCGTAGCAATATAATGATAGCCTGCTCTAGAATTTAAATAACAAAAATCATCCATGTAACATCTCATAGTAGAGGTTAATTCATTTTCTGCTATTCTATTTTTATAAAAAGATTTTTTAGCAATGTCTTGCCAATACGGTGTGTCTGTTCTAGAAGAGAAAGCATAATGAGCTGCCACAAATTCTACAAAACCATTAAAAAATTCTTTACAACCTAAATTAAAATTATCTTTATTAAATTGAGTAAGAGTGCCTCTTTCTAAAATTCTAATTAAATTCATTAAAAACACATGAACACTTAACAATCCATTAGATTCTAAAGGTTCAATAAACCCGGCTGATAAACCAATGGCACAAACATTTTTAACAAAAATTCTTTCATGAATTCCTACTCTCATTTTAATATTGTTAAAAGTAGACTTAGAATAATTAAAACCTTTTTTAGTTAAATGTTTTTTTAATTGTTCTAAAGCTTTTTCATCTGAAACATATTTGTCTGAATAAACATAACCTGTACCAATTTTATCCCAACTAGGAATATTCCATACCCATCCATTTTCAATAGCTGTGCAATTAGTGTAAGGTTTTAATTCTTTTTCTTTATCTTTATATTTAACACTTGTTGCCCAAGCTTTGTTATTAGGAAGTAATTTTGAATAATCTTGAAAAGGTTCTTTTAAAGTTTTACTTAACAACAAAGATCTAAAACCAGTGCAATCTATAAATAAATCAGCAAAGTATTTTTTGTTTAAACTTTTTATTCCTTCTTTATTAGTTTCAATTGTTTTAATTTCTTCTTGTATGTGTTTAACTCCTTTTGGTTTACAATAATATTCTCTTAACCATTCACCAAATTTACTAGCGTCAAAGTGATAGGCCACATGATCTTTAAAATTAAAATTAGGAATTTCATTATTTTCATTTTTAAATAAAACATTGTTATTAACTAAAGCCATTTGAGGAGAAATACTATTAGCGTAATTAGATAATTTAGTTTTAGGGTAAAATTTTTTTTTAAAAAACCAAAATTCTTTTCTTCCTACTTGTTCATTTTCATACACTCTTCCAAAAGGATAATGAAAACCTTTATCGCCTTTTTTATAAAAATCTTCAAATCGAATACTTAATTTGTAACTTGCTTTAGTAAAAGGCATAAAATCTTTATCTTTTATTTCTAAAAAATCTAACCAATCATTAATACTTCCTAAAGTGCTTTCTCCTACTCCTACTGTTTTAATATTAGGAGATTCAATTACTGTAATATCTTTTTTAGGAAAAGCTTTAATTAAAGTAGCAGCCGTCATCCATCCTGCACTTCCACCACCTAATATAATAATTTTATTATGTTTCATCTTGTACTTTAAAAAAAAATGCTAGACTATGTCTTTCCGCGTAAGAGTGGTCAAACGCTGGAGCGTGCAATCTGTTAGCATTATATATTACTAATCTGTTTGGATAAGCACTTATATAAATATCTGGTTTTTTATCCCAAGAGTATCCAAAAAAAGCTGTGCCTCCATCATAAGATTGATCTAAATGCATTATAGCTGCTATATCAATCATACCTCTTTCACCATCAATATGAGTAAAACCATATCTACCTGTGCATTGAGATTTTTTAAGTTCTTCTGTTTTAATTTTTCTATAAAGACAATGATACTTATTTATTTTTATTTGTAAAATTTTTTCTATCTTATCTACAATAAATTTTTTTTGAAAAGTAAATACACTTTCATAACAGGGCATCGCTTGCATTCTGTTTCCGTATCTTGTGGTTGAAGGTTGAAAACTACTATGGGTTTTTATATTAATTATTTTTTTCAATATAGATTGATAAGTATCTTTATCAAAAAAATTAGGTTCAATATGTATACTACCTTTTAATATAGAATTTAATTTACTTCTTTCTTTCATATTGACAAATGGTATAACATTCTTTACATATAAGTCAATACAGCATGAATTTAAATATTATATATAGAAATGTTAAAGAAATAAATCCTTATATTTTAAAACATACACTTCCATCTTCTATTTATAAAGAACTACAAACTTGCATAAAACATACAAACAAAATTAAAAAAAATAAACTAGCTTGTTTATTAGAACACTATAATGTAGGACATAATTCTTATCAAGTTTCTATACCTTTTAACTTAATAGAAAATTCTTTCTTACAAGCTTATTTAATTTATTTGGGTGAATACTACAGATGTAAATATGAAAACCTTTCTTTTAAAGATACACAAAGAACTGTTAGAATGCGTAGAAACCAAGACCATTTTGATTCTTATGACATTTGGGTTAACTATGCTAACAAAGGATCAATAAATAACTTACATCATCACAGTGGAAACTTGTCTGGTGTAATATATTACAGTGACAATGTTGGTTCTCCTACATATTTTGAAAATGGTTTTTCATACAAAGGTAAAAAAGGAGACATAATAATTTTTCCTAGCAATTTTAAACATGGTGTAAAAAAACATAAGAACAAAAAAGAAAGAATAACTGTTGCTTTTAACCTTTACTATTCTTAAAATTAATTGGTAAACCTAACATAGGTCTAGCATCAAATTTATTTAATTCAGCTTTTCCATACCCACTATAATTGTAATGAATAAAAATTTGAACACAGTGCTTTCCAGTAAATTTATTTCTCCAATGTTCTAACTCGGATCCAGAATAAATTAACATATCGCCAGGTTCCATATCCATTTTAACACCTTTTTGTTTTGTCTTTCCAGTTGGGTCTACATAAAAAGGCCAAGAATCTCCCCCTAAAAAAAGAGTACCGGATATTTCACATGCAGTTCTATCTACATGTCTTTTTAATTCATCTCCTTTTTCATATACTCTTGTATAAGAATAGTTAGGAATAACTTTACAAGAAACTTCTTGTTCAATTAAAGGCTGTACTAATGTTAAAAGAGTGTCACCCGCTGGATCTCCATAAGCACAAAAAGTATGATCTTGACATTGAGAATCTCCAAAATGACCAAAGTCTTTATTGAAAGGAGAAATATATTTTTTTTCTACCATTTTATGAAGAATGTTTCTTTTAAGTAAAAAATACTGATATATAAAACGTGCTATGTTTTTAGGTATAGCATTTTTAAAAAAACAAATTTTATCTTTTTTAAAATTGTATTTTAACTTATTTGACATTTAAAACATTTGTAGGAATAGCTTGAACATTCCAATGTATAAACCTAAATGGATCAACTCCTTCATCTACTGTGTAAAGATGAGGTAAGTAAGATGGAAAAAATATCATGCTACCTGGTTGCACTTTACAAGAAAATTGATTACCGGCTTCGGTACGTTTTGTTCTATCTTTTTCAGGTAAATCAATCATAAATTTACCTGGTCGTGGATTTTCAAAAATAGGATAAGAAGTGTTATCACTGCATTTTAAAAAATAAAAACCAGATATATGTCCATTCCAATGAGTGTGTAAATGATGATGACCTCCTCCATCTTTAGCAAATTCTTGCACCCATAATTCTGTTAAAAATAATTGATGATTTTCTAAAGAGTATCCTAATTCATTAAGAAGATTAAAAGATGTTCCTAAAATATATTTTGAAAGTACATCAAAAGCAGGGTTTCCGATTAAAGTAGTAGAATGATAAACAAATCCTAAATCACCACTCATTCCCTTGGCTTTATTTCTATCTTTAATTTGTTGTTTCATATTTTTTTTAGAGTTTTTAATATAAGGATCAGATGCCTTATTTAATTTGTTAACAAATTGTGGAGCTTCTCCTCTCCAAATAGGACTAGGAAAAAGATGGTCTATGTGTAATAGTTTTGTAAATGGTTTTTCTTTCATTTTTTTATTAGTTTATTTATTTCAGGTAAATAAATAAATTTAAGTTTACTCCTTTCAAATAATTCTTTCAAATCTTGCATAGTTTCTACAAGGACTTCCCCTGGAAGATTTAAGCTAGTGTTTATCAAAACAGGAATTTTTGTCAAGTTGTCAAAGTTTTTAATTAAATTATAGTAATGTAAATTATTTGTTTTTTTAACAGTTTGTATTCTAGAATTGTTATCTTTAGCCACACCTGCTTTTAATTTTTTTTTACATTTAAAAACATACATCATATGTGGCGATTCTTTTATTGACATGTCAAACCAATCTTTAGCTTTTTCTTGTAACACTGAACAAGCAAAAGGTCTAAACCACTCTCTTTTTTTAATTTCATTTAATTTTTTGTGAGCATCTTTATGCATAGGGTTCATTAACAATGATCGATTTCCTAATCCTCTTTGACCTTGTTCGCTTCTAGATTGAAATATAGCTACAGGATTATCTATTAATATTTGTGCTACGTCTTTAGGTTTAACACTTATTATATTATATTTATTAAATAATTTAGTGTCTAAATTTTGAGGAATGCCTAAATATATTTGATTATTAAATATAGAATTATTTAAATAATAATTTGCAAAACCTAAACTTAAACCAAAGTCCCCATTAAAAGGATCACAAAATACTTTTTTAAATTTATTAAGTAACTTTGAGTTATATAAAATGTTTTGAGCACAACCACCTGTAAACATAATTTCTTTTTTTATATTCCATTTATTAATAAGACTACTCATAGAGGTTTCAAATTCTATTTGAATTTTTTTAGCTCTAGGATCGTGTAAACTCCAAGCCATTGTTTTTCCGCAAGCATGCATATCTTCAAAATGTTTTTTACTAAAATCTTCGTACTTTAAACCAATTTTATTTTCTTCAGTAATTAAATGTTTTTTTTCATTATATAAACTTTCTCTTTCTATTTTAAATGTGGTTACATTATTTAACGGTGCTCCTGCTCCATCAGCAACTAATGTATTTTTTATTTTTGTGCCCCACGTTAAAGCACAATAGGCATGGTATACGTGATGATTGTGAATTGAAGAATATATTATTTTTTTATTTTTTAATTGTTTAGTGTTACGTATAACATCTTTCCACAAAGACACCCAATGATCACAGTTTAAGGTGTATGAAATTAAAAAAATATCAAAGTCTATTTTTATTAACTCTTCTATTAAAGATTTTGTAGGAGTAGCAAAATGTTTAAATCTATTATAACGATCAATTTGTGTATGAAAAACAATTTTATTATTTTTTATATATGTAACACATCCATCATGTCCTACATGAATAGAAATTATTTTTATCATTTATAAGGCTGACCTACATTCCAATTCACTAAAGAATAACGAGTGCCTTTTGTAACAGGTGTAACTCGATGATAAATAAAAGCTGGAAAAACAATTATACTTCCTTTGTTTTTCATTTCTTTAGGAATTACAAAATCATTTTTTTCATTTCCTCTAAATTTAAAATCTCCAAAATAAAATTCTAAGTCTCCCCCTTTATAATCTTTTCCGTCTGATAAAGATATTACAGCAGAAAGCTTTCTAATTTTATTTTTTATATTTGTATTAGTAGTATTGAACGGATCTTTAAACATATCATAATGCCAATCATAGTGTTTTCCTTTTTTATATTTTGTAAATTGGCAGGCTTCACTAGCATCCCATTGAAAATTCCAACCTGCTTTTTCATTTGCATCATGAATATAAGGGTGTAATTCTTTATAAATCCAATGATCACTTAAAAAAACTACTTCGGAATTTCTAATTTTACTACTTTGTTTATGATGTTTTTTATTTCCAATAAGTGCTTTTTGAGATTGAAGTGTTTTACAATGTTTTATTACATCATCACAGAATTGATGTGGAAGACTTTTATCGTAAACCCAATAGTAAAATTTAAATCTCATTTACAGGCTCCACTATCATAAAATAAATTACCAGCTATTGATATTCTAGGTTTATTGGACGTGGTAAAAGGATATACACAATGATATAAATTAGATGGAAACATGAGGATAACTCCCTCTTCCTCTTTTGATATTCTTATTCGATAATTTTTCATACTACCCACAACACTATTATATATAATTTCAAAACAAGAAGCATATTTTGATTGATTAGGATTACCTGTAAATTCTTTTTTTATATCATAAGGTATTTGAATAAAAGCAACATAACTATATAATCCTTTATGGTCATGGTTGGGAACATACTCTCCTTTTTTTTGAATATTAACCCAAGGTTTACCTGGTTTTAAATGTAAGGGTTTAGTTAGCATTTCTCTTGAAACAGCGTACTCAGAAAAACTTTTTGTATACTCACTAGCTAAAGTTAATAAATATTCATTCCATTTTTTTAAATTTTGATTTAAATAAAAATGATTAGTTGTGTCTTTTCCAGTAACTCCTGAAATCATTTTTTTATGTGTTTTTGTTTTTATAGAAAGACATTCTTTTTTTATTGTATTAAAAAGCTCGTTAGGCACTCTATCAACCACGTACCCATAGTTAGGAAACATTACTGTTTTTATCATCTGTAATTCTTTTTTCTTTCTATTTTTTATATCAGAAATTAAGCATTTTTCCAACTAGATGTGTCTGGATCCCAATATACAGAGACATCTCCATTTATACCACCCCATCTATTATTTTCTTGATCCCAAACAGCGTTATATTCGTCAGCATTTACAGAAGGATCTGCTACAGGAGCAACCCAATTATTTTTAGCATCACTCCATACCCAATTAGAATAAGGTTTTTGACGTACAAAGACATCATTAACAGGATCATATTTATCTCCTATATTACAAAATATTCCTCTAAATTTTCCTGTGTAAGAAGTTTGTTTCCAAGTTGTTCCTGGACGTCTGTTACTACACCACGTTTCTCCATCTACGTGCATATCATTATCTCCTAATCTACCATCAGCTGTAGGAAGTTCATCATCTACAACATTTACTCTTTCAACAATCCATTCTGTTTCTCCTGTTTCAGAATTTACTTTTTCAACTATTTTTGCAAAATGTGCCATATTACGATACCGTTAAAGTCCCATCTACTGTAAACGTTGCAACTTTATCATTTGAAGGTCCCACACAAGCTGATACAGAATTTGTACCAGGTGATACTGAAACTGTAGCACAACCAGGAAATCTAACTACTACTATTCCTGATCCACCATTTCCACCAGTTCCTAAAGTTGGGCCGCCATCTCCTCCGCCGCCACCGGTATTAGCAGTTCCAGGTTGTCCTTGTCCGCCAGCTTGGCCGGTTCCAGTTCCACCGCCTCCAAGTCCGCCAGGTCCTGAGTTAGCAGATCCGTTTTGACTTCCTCCACCGCCACCACCTCTTGCGACGCATGAACCTGTAATTCCACTTGTAAATCCATCTCCTCCTGATCTATCTCCACATCCAGGAGTTCCTACTTGAGAGGCTCCTCCGCCTCCTCCAGGTTTCCCGTGACCTGGACTTCCAGGTCCACCAGCATAACCTTCTACAGGAGTATATCCTCCTTCATTTCCAGCTCCAGCAGTTCCACCATGAAAACCAGTTCCTCCACCAGATCCTCCAGCTTGTCCACCTTTACCACCACCAGTTGATGAAAAACAAATTCCAGTTCCACATATATTACTATTACTTCCTTTATTACCATGAGCTGCTGCAGCAGCACCTGCACCTACGTCAATAGTATAACAACCTGCTTCAAAAGTAAGTTTAGCAACTCCACAAGCTGCTGCACAACTTCCATATGATGATCTATATCCTCCGGCACCGCCTCCTCCCGAAGCGTGTCCTGTAGATCCACCACCAGCTATAATTAAATAATCAGCATCATATTTTACAACACTGCTTCCAGCTCCAAATCCTAAAACTTGATAGCCAAAAGATTTACTTTTTCTTCTTTGGATATTTTTTGTGTTCTTACTTGCTGTAAGTTTATTTTTTAACTCTCTCATATTCTATTTCCTTACGCGTCGTTAGCTGCATCAGTAGTATAGAATAATTTTACTCCTAAAACTCTAGATTCACCAGTAAAAGTGTCACTACCATCTGCTGCATCTCTATATAATTGAAAATATGTTTGCTCTCCAGCTGCAGGGGATCCAGCAACTGTCATTGCGCTACTTTCAGATGTAATTTGTTGGTCTTCGACTGTCCCTATTCCAGCGTCTGTAACTTCTATTGCTGTTCCATATGCAACGTCAATTGTATCATTATCAGCACATGCAACGCCTTGTAAACCAAATATACAGTTACCGGTATTAGTTGTACTAGGAGACCAATAAACTTGATAAGTTAAAGTTCCTTCGTTCCATGATTTAGGCATAGCTATTGTAAATTGAGTATATTGTTTTGTACTAGCATCAAAATCAAATACTTTTAAATCTGGTCTTGTTGCTGTTGTTTCTACTTGAGCTGCATCTGCAGGGTTAGTTGTTGGTCCATACATTGCTGCAGCGGGAATCCATATAGTTTCTTTACCAGCAATTTTAATTGCTGCTGTAGCTGATTTAAGCACACCTGTTCCTTTAGGATTTAAATTTATATCAACATTAGTTTCTCCTGTTGCTGATAAAGTCGGACCATTTCCAGTTGCTGCATTAGCTATAGTAAATTCATTAACTGCAGAACCTGTAGCTGTTAAAAGAGCTAATTCATTTCCGTTAGTATCTAAAATAGATGTACCAATTTTTGGTGAAGTTAAAGTTTTGTTTGTTAAAGTTTGTGTTCCTGCAAGTGTTACAGTTCCAGCAGGTAGTGTATAAATATCTGGGTTAGTACCATCATTTGCTGTAGCAAATACAACAGCATCACTTTTATTGTCTGTGGCAAAAGTAAAACTATCTCCTGATCCACTAGCATATTTAAATTGTACTGTGTAAGCACCTGATGTTGAATTTCTTAAAAAATAAAATGTTTGTGCATCTAAAGGAATTGTTACGATTTGGTTTCCAGTAATAGAACCAGTAAATTCAATCATTCTGTGAGACATAACTGCTCCAGTTGATCCATCAGAAACTGAAAGAGCTGTAGTTTGTGCTCCACCTGCTATAGATTGTGCAGAAAAACCACCTGAAATTTGTTCTATAATATTTAAGTTAGTGTTAGTTTTTGTTCCCCATGTACCGGCGTTTTCACCAGTTGCCATTAGTTCTACACCGAGAGCCGTATAAGTTGATGCCATAATTTTGTACTCCTAATTAGTATCTTTTTTTAATTTGTTTTAAACTCATTGTCAATAACATATTATATTAGTTATCAGCATTTACTGCAGTATAATTTGCACTTTGCGTTGCTGTAACTGAACTATATCCAGCACTTTGTGTGCCTGTAACAGCTTCATAACCTAAAGGAGCTACATTACCTACACTAACAGTTGCAGAAACTCCTGTCAATCCCATAACATCTGCTGGTGCTAAAGAACCTACAGAAGATGTTGCAGAAACTCCTGTCAATCCCATAACATCTGCTGGTGTAATTGCACCTACAGAAGAAGTCATAGAAAGACCAGTTAAATCTACAACAGGATTTGTTGAAACTATT